GCAATAGTGGCCCGCGGAAAGGTCGTTACAAAACAAAATTCGACCTCTCATACGCGACATTAATGACGCGTATTGGACTACGCTAACTTAAATATGTGATCTAAAAAATCCGGACTACTCCGGCAAAAATTCAATCACATGAATAAGATTCGGCATAGTCCAGATACCCGAAGGTATCCCCAGGACGACCACAGTCCTGGTAAGAAGATTTCCTACTAAATCTTCCATAAAATAACATATAACTATAATACAACATATAACTATATAAAATAACATATAACTATAAAATAACGTATAACTATTAGGGGAATGCTTGTCCTCATGCATTCTCATATTTTGGGCGCTGGTGGGTCTGCCTCAAAATATAGAGGCGGACAGCCCGTCCAAAAATAGGGGACGTAATCCTCACCCGCAGCACAATAAAAATCAATTGTGCTAGAAAATTCCGTTAAACACCAAGTGGAAAAGATTGACCCCCCATGCTGGAAAAGGGATGTCCAATCTTGTGTCTTCCCAGGTATATGCCTGAGAGCACTATAAAATGGAATTTCCCATTCTAATGTGGGGTTTATCTCTCCAACAGTAATGGCAGTTCCGAGAGAAGCGGAGTCAGGTTGCCCCTTTTTGAAATGAAGACCTGGGACGGGTGTTCCAACCACAACTGAGTTGGCAGCTGCATTTTCCCTATTATAAACGGGAAAAGAATCGCTTGTCTCTTCATAAAACGCTGGTTTATTAAAACGTGAAACTTCCATCCTTGGTTTAAGTTTGGATGAATTGTGAGGCCCTCGTAAAATAGCTTTCCATCTAATCGAACCACGCCATCCCGAAAAGCAATGAGAGACCCAGTGAAGCATCACCGTATTACAATAATTGTATTTACCATCGTCTGCGGTAGTACGGATAGCCCCATCCACTGCGCCACGCAAATAAGGAAAAGCAGCCATCTGAACCTGTAGCAATGCGTAACCGTTTTTAAGAAACCCAACACAAGAATGTAGGTTGTATCGCTTGAGTATCTGGCGAAATGAAGTTATGCTCTCACCGGTATACACTTTGTTAATCAGTTCATCGTCCTGCAAAGTGGGACCCAATTTCACTGTTTCATCATGCAATGGGGCACTTGGTTCAGTGGTGTTTTCAGATTCTGGGACTATTGTTCCAGACTGCTCATACAGCACCGGCTTATACACGTACTTCTGAAAATCATTAGACGGTACAAACACTTCAAAATCGTCTCCCATAGATATAAAAACATTAATTTCAATGTCGTTAGTAATAGTGCTATTAGGTGTCGTCAATTCATTGACAACATACAACCCAATGACACCATTACCGGGCTCTTTTGAGGTAAATCTGGTAGTTCCATACGCCTTCGTTATTGATTGGAGGCCTGGTTTGTGATGATCAAGCAGCGTGTAATGTTGACCATTACCAATTTCAATTGTGAAATCCTTAGTGTCCGCAATATCGACAATATGCAAGTAGTTGGTGTTGTACTCATTTGTCGCAATAAAGTCGGGGTCATAGACGACTTTTAATCTTCCCTTGTGAAATGAAGAACAAACGATTTGAAAACGGAACTTCATAGATCCTGTCCAATACTCGAAAGGCAAACAGGCCATGGCACAAGCAGGCAGATATAGAGCTTTAGGAGTCCCAGTATCTTCTGCCCAAAGGGCGGGATCAATGCGGGAATTCCAAAGAAGTGTTTCTGGCGCAGTTCCTATTCTCCAACTGAAAGTGGTAAGGTAAGATTCGCGACTAGCGATATCACGGATATTAAGAGGGTCAGTCCCCCCTGATAATCCAGCTATACGCGGGTCAATAGACAACTCTTGTTTTTCATCAACTGTTAACTTATAGCAGTTGTCTGGGACATTCGTTACAGCTAGCTGTCCAAAAGGGCGCGGAACAAACGGATCAGGTGCCTTAGTTATAGGCGGGCGGGAGTAACCAAACATCTTCGCAATGTTGCCCACTGCCGATGCCCCCATTTCGGTGGCTAAAGCAAAAGGCGCAATTGATGGAATTGTCTTTAATAGTCCAGCACATTTTGCAATCACACTTGCAGGCTTAGAGATCACGCCGTTACGATTCGCTTCATCAATCTCCCCCATTTGAGGAATTAAAGTACCGGGTTCACGTGATGTAAGTACACTGAACGACACGTCTTCAGCCCAAGCAAAAACACTAATGCTAGCTTGATCGGCTGCTCCATTTGCATGTTTGAGATCGTTAATTGAACGAATTGTAATTTCCCCTAACTCACCCCAACTCTCGGTTGGAATATCCAAGTAGTTTGTATACCAAAACATAGGTAAGATCATCTCGCCCCCGCTTGAGGTGGTAGGATCGAGAAATACATGGGGTCGTTGTGATTCTTGGACTAAATCCAGAGGAACAAGTCCTCGACTTGTAGATAAGGTATCATAGCCGGGGTAAGGCAAATAAGAAACAAGTGCTCTACCATACTGAAATCCGTTTCCATTAATTACAATTTTCAAATGTAATTTGGCCTTAAGTAATTTGTAAGTGGCCAGTCGGTTAATAACACGGGGGTTTTCAAAAAATAAACTCCAAGGGTTTATGTTAATATACAAAGATGTACCTGTGCCCCACTCCTCCTCATGAATTTTCAGAGGTCGACTGAAGAAATTGTCAAGTGTTGCGTCATCAGAATCTTGCAATGACCTGGTGGGATCCATTTCACCTCCTGCATCATATACATAAGGCTGCATCTGATCCGAAAAGTCGACGTTTTCTTGAGCGGTAAAGGTCCCTTTCTTCTGAACCGAGGCTTCAGCTACGATCCCCATTTGGGGCCTGTACGACATCTTTTTACAAAATAGTTTACAAAATAATTTACAAAATAATTTACAAAATAATAATAATATACATTTAAATTTCAAAAATTTACTAGTAAGTCAAATAATACGATCCCTGCAGTCGACTCAAACTGCAGGGTGGTGCGATGATGATGTAGTGGCTAACTACTCTCCTAAATAGGAGTATGGCCGGGCACCATGCCAATACGTACAAAGCCTAATTTTACGAATGCACATGACACAAAACACAAATAAAACTGGTAATCCATATATACGCAGTCCGTTTTAACTCTACACTGGAACCCCGATGGACTTCGGAGTGGAGAATTTAACCGTTTAATTCTCACGAAAGGTGGTCCTAGCCTCAGCAACAGGCTCAGCATCTTCAGGTCGGTATTTCCGTAACCAGTCTTGGACGCGATCTTCATAACTCTTGTCAAACCCGCGACACAGATGGGAAATTCCAGCCTTGGACGCAACATCCTTCATCTCTGAGAGACGACGTTCAAATGTCTCTCTTCCATAATAAAACCAATCATGGAGGGATGTGTCAATATTTTGCGCTGACTGCACCTCTAACGACAGCTCCTTGGATTGCAAATGGGCATGTAAACGTTTAAAAATAGAATCCTCGGCGAGCACACCCACATTTGCCTTTAAATCAGGATGGTAAAAATTGCTACGTTTTAGAAAATCTGCTTCATCAGCATCCATGTATTCAGTAGCTACAGATTCCTTGTCAGGCATAGTAAATTTCATATCGAACTTTGACAAAAACTCAGCAAATGAAATATGGTTAAAAAGACTTCTCTCTTCAGACACTGTTCCCTTAACATCGTCACCATATGTTCCGAACGCACAATAATCAGTGAAAGACCCAGGTGGCTCCTTTGGATATTTGGTGTAATAACAACTCCTCAATAGCAAGCTATTAACAATAGAATTAATGATAACTGTCAGGTTCTGACCTGAAGGATTTGACCCGAATAACATCAACAAGTCACCATTGTATGCCATCAAAGGATAAGCAATTTCCGCCACCAATGCTTTCATTAGTTTGATATCCTCCATAGAATATTCACACAAATATTCAGCAACCCAAATCAAGATCGAGAAAGCAGCTATCACAAGTTGTGCTGGCATCCTTTGATCATACTTACTATAATCTCCGGCAAGGACATTCTTACTTTTAGAGTTCATAAATTCATTTAGCTGTTCCCACTCAGGACCTTCAGCATTCACACCCACTAAACACTCACACATTAACGGATTTAACTGGATAATACGAACAATAGGCATAAAATACATACGAATAAGAAGTTGTAATGGGAGAGGTGCGCTCTGAAAAACGCGCACCTTATCCTTAGTCAATCTTGTTGGTTCATCTTTTAAACATGCCTTCCAAACACAGTAGCAGCGCTCCCCAGATAACAACACTCTCTTAATGCGCTCAACTTCCTCCCAGATTTCTGGGACAAATGTCCTGGGTTTACCACTATCTGGATACTCATTAGGATCAAGATCAATTAGGAGCTTAGATTTCTTCCCAGATAGAGGCCATCCAGGCGAAGTGTCAAAATTCATCGCGTCAATAAAACGCTTTCCAACAATTCCACAAACCGTTTGGACCTGTGTTAGGGGTTCACACTCCTTGAACAGTCCGGGTAGCTTTTTAAAAACTTTTAGAAATTGCATACGATAACAACGTACAGCTTTAACGACAATGCTACCTAGCGACAAAGATGGATGAGATAACTGTTCTAACGCTACCTGGTATGGGTAGACGCCCTCACCCTTCACTTTGGGTGGGCCCCATTGCTGTGGTACCCCCGTAACTTCTGTAACAGCATTAGAAATTATTGTTGGAACTACAGAAGAGCTTGGTGTGGCTTTTCCGGACGTGGGCCCATAAATCTCGATGGAACATCCTTCACCTAAAAAAACGGGTTGCACTCTTTCGATGTACCTCTCCTTCCTCAATCAGTTTGATCCCAAATTGATCTTTTGGCAATGTCCCCTGGCTCACAGTTCTAACAACGCCGGGAACCTCAGCAAGATGTTCCAAACCAGTTTCAACCTGGTCAAATGTCAAATAGCCGCATCCACCTGTGCGGCCCTGACCACACAAATGAAAACCGAGAATAGTTGTTCCTCTTCCGCGAGAGACAAGAGGTGACATGCACATACCTTCAACAGTGTCAAAAGGCAATTTGTAAGTTCCTCCAGGAATATGCTGCATGGAATAATGGTCAATTCCTGTCCTATCATGTCGGTAAAATGTCTTTGCGAACTCAACGTCTCCGCTCTTGTCTTTTAAAATAAAAGTGGCATCTGAATCTGTTACAGCACCCATGGGCAAAAACTTGCGCATATCTCCCATACTTCCTGAACTAGGGGTATAACAAATTGCAAAATCAGTTCCGGGAACTAGGTATGTATATTCCTTAGCAATCTTATCACGGAAATTCGCACCAGATACTTTTGGGTTTCTTCTCCAACAACGGATATCAAAATCACTATATCCTTCTTCCCAATGTTTCTTAACAAAGTGGGCAGGAATAATCATAAAATTGCTTTCGATTAAAAACCCACGAATAAAGTACTTAGCACTTTCTATGTACACAAGGTTCTCAGTGCACTTATTTGCCAAATCATGAGATGTTGTAGTCTTCGAGGCAGTGCTCATAGGCAGTGGTGAAATATAATGAGAGGCCCACACATTTGGCTCGGCATCACGTTCTTTAACATCTTCCATAGATTGGGGAATCAGATTACCCTGGGGGGAAAAGACTTTCTTTATACCATAAAGCCATCGGAAAACATAATAAAGACCAAACAATCCAACACCTAATAGCACCTTCCCAGAATGTTCCTTAAAGATTTTAACGTATGCTGGTAGCGCATTATTCCGTTGCAATAATTCCTGCTTAACGGCCTGTTTTTCATAATACAGAATTACAGCGATAACTAAGATGGTGGTGTAGAAGATAATAAGACTAGATAAATACCAGCCGCAAATGAACCACCAAGCGGATACAGTAATACAATAAGCGTACACCATTAACACCTTCCATTTTCGATCAAGAAATTCATACCTACGCAAATAAAGAACAGAAAATGTCACCCACGGTGATGTTATAAAACTCTCAGGCACCCAAGCTACCCAGTCAAAAATGGAATCATCGTACCACCTATCTAGGTATATAAGATCTTCAGTTCTTGTTTCTCTCATCCGCCAGAAAAATGCTCGGATGTTCCAACGCTGTTGTAATTGCCATTTCGCAAACTTGTACAAATTCCACATGGCAGAGCGGTGTGCCCTATTTCTCCAGTCAATTAAATAATTAATGGCCCATGCCGCATAAAATTGTATGAATGAATTCCGCGACTCGCTAGGCAAGCGTAAAATCATAATAATAAGATTCAGCAAAATACCAATAAGATATCCGACACAATACCAGAGCAATCGACGTAAAATCGACCGAAATAAGGGCGACGACTGTGCATCAAAGAACTCGTCTTCACCTAGCATGGTCCGCAATCCGTGACATATTTCATTAAGTTCACCGACTACTGAGTCATCGTCGGGATGAACATTTGGGTCAACCGTACTTGGTAAACGTGCACTCTGCTCATGCATGGATTGAGATACAGAGCCCTTCTTGTCACAATCACAGAATGCAAAACCGCACTCTGTACAACAATTGTCTCTTTCATTCTTAACAGTGTTCATTTCAATCAAATCTGCCTGATAGTCATAGTGATCTTTTGATGCAACTTGCGCCCACCGTAAATATGTGTAGACGTCAACATCTGTCATCTCCACTCCTTCAAAGTGAATGGGCACCAAATTATAATGGTTCTTATGGCAATTAGCCGTCTTTGGCGCACCAACGTAACAAGACCGGACGCTAAGTTTCCAAATATCCGCATCTCTACGCATTCCAAACTTCGCTTTAACCTTATCAGAATCTAGCATACCATTGGTTTGAAATTCATCACGTACCTCCACTTTAACATGAAAGAATCGACGGAGTACGGATTCAGGTTTCTCAGAATATTGTACGGCTAGCAGATCTTCTATATTAGTTGTAACCATCACAATCCATGGGTGTAGAGCTACCTTTCCTTTTAGATGAGCTTCAGCCATGGGTGCAAGAAATAATGCATTATTAACGGTCTGTATAAGGCGGTAAACGGGTGAAAAATCCATGAATTTCGGCGTTGTGTTACCATGGTCATCAAAAACAATCACGTTAGTAGATGAACGTATATTAGAAGCATACTTATCATTATCAGCCCATACAGCGACTCGTTCATCTGAGACATCAATTTCATTATAGCGACCAATTGCCTCATAAGTCAATTTGTTCAAAATAGTCTTTCCAACACCTGTATTACCAAACAAAGAAACTGCAAATGGAGACTTTCTCAAGCCACCACGCGTGCGGACTTGAATATACTCACTTCGCCAATCACGTAACCTATCAAGTCTATCCATTATAAACTTTTTCTCAACTGTCATTGTCCGGGACACTTTACTTACAACTTTGTCACCAAGAGCCACGACTTCATCAAGAAGAAGTTCGTAATCAGTTTCTGTTATATTAGCATACTCTCTCAAATTGCCAGTTAACGAATAGCCATGAATATCACGAACCCGATTATAAGTCTCTTCAAATTTCTTCATATCTCCTTCATATGCAAAGAAAGCTGACACTTCACCAGTTTTGTATACGCGCCAACCACCTTCAATAAAACCTATGGCAGTGGTGCACGCAAGATCTAATAAATCAACACAATCAATTTGGTTCTTGTAAACAATAGGCTCAAAAAGAGTAAGCCTTCCTATTTTGAACGTCAAACTAGAAGCTTCGCACATACCAACAGAAACAACATAATTCAAAAGCTTCAAAACGCTCTTAATATCTTTATTTTCTTTATAGCGTTTCCAATCAGATATAGCTTCTTTTAAATCGTTGAGCCATTTTTCCTCATCTTCACCATTCTGCTCAATCATCAGGTTAACATGCCCACAAATTAATTCATTCCAGTCTCGATCGCTCTCCGGCCTCATAAAAGATCTCAAATGGCCTAAAAGGGAACGCTGACTATGGGCTTGCGCATAAGATACCAAAGCTGCAATAACGCCTGCCTTGTCACTACTAGATTTAATACTTGTTTTTAATGCTAGCAACAAGGTGGTTTCTCGGGCAACAAAATCGGGTGTTACAAAGGATGGTAAACGCATACCAAGTTGTTCCTCAAATGTCCTTCGTCGGAACTTAAAAGTTAATATCCAAGCGCGTATAGCATAATAAACATTTATACAAAGATAACAAATAACAACATAAATACAAATAAAAGATAACACATACACCAAATCCCACATAAAACTAGTAACGGGAGTAAAACAAACACTGATTACTACAATAAACATTAACCAATAATTACAGAGCCAAAATGGGGGTACATCTCCACAAACTCCCATTTGTGGCTTCATACTTCTGTGCCTCTCACAGCAACATATACCATCATTCTCACGCCTATGAGATATTCGACCACACTGAACACAACGGTCGACCAAAATCCAATCCTTCATACTCTGACACACTCTCTTAGGCTCATCCAAACAAAAACTTACTCCCCTATGGAGTAACGGCCAATTTTGTCCAAAAAACGTACTGGACTCCTTATTCTCTTGTTGTGTTTGGTTAACACATTTTTCGGCTTTACTATCGCACACTTCTGATTTCTTCATAAATTAATTAATTATAGATAAAAACCAGAACCGTGCAAACAGAAAAGCCCCAGGGATGGGGTTTTTCATGTTTACAACACGACCTATGTTTTACTACACCACAAGGGCTTTCATGCACAGACTAAGAGCAAGCTCTTTCAAATCTACATACACCACAGGTCTACGGCTCCCCGCACACTACAGATAATTCACAATCCCCATTACAAATCATCAAACGTAGCTCGCAGGCAGGTTTGGGTGGTCACTTCTTTCGTACTAGGCCAAGTAACGGGCCTCAACGCAACACTGTTATGCTCCGTCATTACCACATCCCAAAAGTAGGTACTTCCTCATGATTGGGCGGCTTTACAGCTTTAATACTAGTAAGACTGGATTTAAGTCGTACATCTAGCAGGGCAGATTTCACCTAATAATCTCCGTAGGACCTCTGTTAATTACAGCGTTAACTCCTATTTCCTAAAATATGAGTAGTGAAATCTTTCCTTCTTTAGGAAAGGTTTAGTATATTTCTATACTGTTGAAAGCTGGTCTGACACTTTCGATACCTAATAATCCCCGTGAATGGGGGGGGGAGTAAAGACTCATAAGAGTCTATCAATCATCGCATATGACATATACACTCATGACCTCCATAAATATCATCAAAAGACGACTTGGGATAATGTCATTTCCAAGATTTAATCCCCGTGAATGGGGGGGGAGTAAAGACTCATAAGAGTCTATCAATCATCGCGCATGACATATACACTCATGACCTCCAGAAATATCATCAAAAGACGACTTGGGATAATGTCATTTCCAAGATTTAAGTGAGAGCTGGTTTGACACTCTCGATACCTGGTTAAGAAAATAAAAATACAAATACACATAGTCCGGAACACAGGGGCTGGCCCCAGTGCTCCGGCAAACGGTAGAACGGGGGCGGACCCCCGTCCACCAATTGTGTCTCCAAAATAGAGACAACTACATGAAATCCTCGCATACGCAG